CTACCAGGTCACCGATGGCGTCAATGCCGATGGTGTCGCCTCGGAAGTAGAAGTCATACTCCCCAGACTGGAAGCCAGGAGAAGTCTTCGAGAACTGCAGCTCCCAACGAATCTTACGACCAATCTTTTCTTCAATTAGCTTATCACCGACTTGGATCTTGCCCTTGATCGCCTGATTGTCTGACTCAGAAGAGAACAGCTTAATCACTGTTGAGGAATAAAACTTTGTTGCCTGCCCTCCTGATGGCTGCTGGCTAGTGTACATAGCATTGATGTTGTTCCTAGACTGCGAGATAAGGATAAGCAGCGTTGGCTTTTCTTTATTGTTTGCATAGTTAATCATCTTCCATGCATTGCTAAAGTCTCTAGACTCTGCACCAATCTGCTTAGTGTTTTCTAGCTGCTTAAGGTCCTCTGTGCCCTTCTCAAAGTAGATTGCAGGTAGGAGGGATGTAATACTATCCACCACGATGATATCTACGCCAGCATCCATTAGAGCTACGCTTACGTCTACCATCTCATTAATTGTCCTGGCTTGAGAATAGATAAGTTTAGTCGGGTCTACCCCCAGCTTCTCCGCCCATGGCTGGGAGTATGACATCTCGGCATCAATCCATGCACAGAGCTTTCCCTCCTTCTGGGCTTCTGCAATAGTCTGAAGGCATAGGGATGACTTTGCACTAGACTTGCTACCCCAGACCAGAACCTGTCGCCCCATGGGTAGTCCTCCGTTTAGAGCCTTATTAAGACCCACACTTGGAGTCTTCTGTAGCTCGATGTCAATACCTACGCCATCAGAAATGGTTTTCCTGAGCTTAGGATTTAGCTTTGCTAATGCCTCTTCTACTGTTACTGTCAAAACCTAACACCGTGCCTTTCTGGTCTGCTCTTATTGCTTTCGGTTTTATTATTAAATGTTGCCTGCAGAGATCCCTCTACATAGCCATTGTCTAGCAGCCCCTGCCATAGGTCTAATGTCCTAATTAGGACATCTGCTGTCTCGTGGGCCACCTCTTCCTTCCCACGGTCCTTACGAATAGCCTCCATAAGCTCTGTTACCTCTGAAACGATCATCATGCATTGCTTAGCAATAAAAATATCGTCTACTTGATCTGGCCAAAAACCCTTGGCTACAGCATTCTTATGTACTTCTCGTGCGTGTCCATCAAATGATAGCGGTCCGCTCATAGTATATCCTCCAATATTGTTGTTCCATCTTTTGTTTTTCCAAAGGAGAACTTATAAGAGCTCCCCTCCTGAATCTTCATGTATGCTTTAGCAAAGGTGGTGGGGAATACCAGAACTGAGTGTAAGTCTCTACTCGTGTCTGCAACAGTCAATGTCGCCATCTTCTTTCCCGCCTTTGTTACTCTCGGCTTAAAGGATACCACATACTGTTCCTCATCGCCAAACGGTAGTTGTTTATAGTTTAAGAACTTGATGATTGCTGCATCTGACTTTCTGGCTTCATCCCCTGGGATTGCCGTAACAATGCGGTTATCGCTTGCAAGTAGTATGTAGGTCTTACCAGACTCGATAGTAGTTTGCTCTTCGTCGAAGATTCCTACGGATCCAGTCTTATCTAGGATCTCCACTCGAGACCACCCCTTTCCACGCTTGATACTCTTAACCATGCCCATCAAGAGGAACGAGCCTTTCTCTTCGAACTCATCTACTGTATTCATAAATGCATGGTAATGCGATGGCACAGTAATGTTAAATTCTGGCAGGTTTAGATAGTCGTACAGGCTTGATCTAATTTCCTCTTCGGCCCTTGGGTTGTCTGGAAAAGTTGCCGCACCGATAATTCTGAGGGCCTCTAGCTGACGCTTGGTCACGCCGTTGCCCTTCTTGTTGAACACTTCGGTCAGCTCTGCGTATGAGGCGAATGGCCTAGACTCCATTATAACCTTAGCAGCGTTATCGGAAATGTACTTGATGGAGTTTAGCCCGAAGCGAATTCCCTTGCCCTCGATCTTAAAGTCAGCATCTGAATCATTTACGTGTGGAAGCCTAATGGGAATGCCCATGCGCTTGGCCTCGATCAGGTACTCGGTTCGGGCATCCTTGTCTTTCTCATTCTTTAGAATAGAGAACATAAACTCTATAGGGTAGTACGTCTTGAGCCATGCTGTCCAGTACGATAGGGTTGAATACGCGATAGCGTGAGACTTATTAAATGAGTAGCCTGCGTGAGCCTCAAAGTCAGACCAGAGGTCCTTCGCAGTATTAGGTGCAAGAAAGCGAGAAGCCCCCTTAACAAACTTATCCTTAAATACGTCAAATTCTTTAGCATCTTTCTTCTTTCCAATAATCTTACGTACCTTGTCTGCCTCTGCCATCGTCATGCCGCCCAACTCTGTACAAGCCTGCATAACCTGCTCTTGATATAGAATACATCCGTAGGTCTCTTGCGTAAATGCCTTCATTACCTGGTGGTGATATGCAATGTTTTGCTTACCATGCTTACGAGCAATGTAGTCTTTACCAATAGTGTTGGCAGCACCTGGTCGGACCAAAGCGTTAGAAGCCGCAAGCTCTGCAAAGTTTTTAACCCCCATCTTGACTAGCAAGTTTGTATATGGTGTCGCTTCACATTGAAACACACCCTTGGTAAATCCGCTCGACAGCATCTCGTAGACCTTGGAGTCTTCCATATCAATCGACAGCAGATCTATATTTTTACGGTGCCTTGTATTAATGACATCAAGTGCATCCTTAAGAACAGAGAGCGTCTTTAGACCCAGGGCATCAATCTTAATTAGACCAATACGCTCAGCCTCTTGCATGTCAACCGCTACCACTGGAATTCTACCGCCTGAGCCTGGAGAGTTCCTAGTCTCCATGGGCGCGTGGCGGAAGATAGGAGTCTTGCTGGTCACAACACCTGCGGCGTGGATTCCAGTACCACGGATTCTACCACGTAGCTGATCTCCATACTTCTCAATCTCTGGATACTTCTCACGGAACTCTCTGGTTGATTTAGAGTTACAGTATTCATCCCAGGTATCAAACAGCTTGCTGACCTTGTTAACATCTGCAAGGGGGATATTGAGAACTCTGGCGATGTCTCTAATGACACCCTTATCCTTGAACTCCAGGAAGGTTGCGATAGAAGCAACGTGACGATACTGCCTAACAAGATAATCCTTTACCTCTTCACGACGTGTGTCCTGAATGTCAGTGTCGATATCTGGGAAGTCATTACGCTCTGGGTTAATAAACCTAAAGAATAGAAGACCGTGCTTGATTGGGTCAATATCGGTAATCCCAAGGGCATAACATAGCAATGAGCCAGCAGAGGAGCCTCGTCCAGGGCCCACCTGAATTCCCTCTTTCTTGGCCCAGTTAATCATATTACGTACAACCAAGAAGTATGGGCTAAACTTTTTGTCAGAGATGATCTTCATCTCCTCATCTAGTCGCTCCATGTATCCATCAAGCTCATATACGTTACGGGCNTTGAGGCCCTCGATTGCAAGGTTNGTAAGCTCTTGNTCTGGGTTCTGATACTCTGCTGGAAGAAGGTCCATGCCGTCTTTAAGGTTATAGTCCTGAACCTTATCTGCAATCTCATTAGTGCTCTGGTACATGTCTTCTCGATCAATGCCCTGGGAAATCATCTGAGCCCTGAGCTCTTCGTCTGACATCAAGTGAATATCAAAATTATCAAACGTAATGTCTCGCTTGCCATAAAGATAGTTAAGCTTATCTTTCAATGTCTCGTGCTTCTTGGATCCTTCGTAGGTTGAATCTTTCTGAATCTTATTGCTATAAGTATTAAGAATTAGCTTAAGTTCCTGGATATCTTTTTGTCCAGTATGTGCGTGGTGGCAGTCAGGAGTGATCACTGGCTTTACCCCGAACTCATCCGCCAAGGCCAGCAGCTGGTGGTTAATCTCGGCAGGGTTGTGTGGCATTACTTCGATGTAATAGTCATCGCCAAAGACAGACTTGTGCCATTCAATCTGACGCTTAGCTTCTGCAATCTCTCCAGACTCAATTGCCTTGGCAACAGTTCCGCTCAGACATCCAGAGGTTACAATGATGCCCTCTTTGTACTTCTCTAGGACCTTGTAATCAATTCTTGGCTTCTTGTAGAAGCCCTCGGTCCAGCCAATCTCGTTTAGCTTATTGAGATTTTCTAGACCCCTTTGGTTCTTGGCGAGGAGGACTATATGGTTGTAGACAAGGTCTAGGGGGCCTTCCCTGGCGTCCCTATCCCTTTGGTCAAACCTGTCTTCAGTTATATAGCCCTCCACACCAAGTATTGGTTTAATGTTCTGCTCACGGGCCGCCCTGTACATTTCCCGATGTCCCGATAAAGAGCCGTGGTCTGTGATCGCCAAAGCGGACATACCAAGCTCTACAGCCCTGTTTACGTACTCTTGTGGGGTAGCAATACCGTCAAAGAGTGAGTAGTGAGTGTGAACATGTAAACCAACGTAACCCATCTTACCTTACCACTCCACGTTAGAAACGGTAGCAGCAGATGGGGTATCAAAGCCGAGGTAATATGCTTCCTGCTCGGCATAAGGAACGTGGTTGAGTGCCAAATCGATGTCAAATGGCTCTACCTTGCTCCAGTCATATGGCTCACTGTCAGGAGCCGAAGGGATCAGTGTGTAGCTGGTCTCTGTCCCTGAACCGCTACGCTTGAGCTTCCAGTTGATATTGGAAATGCTTCCAGTCTCAATGGCGTACTCTCGAATAGTGTTGAATGCTGACTGCTTGCTAACACCCATTGACCAGATGGCAACGTATGGCTCTTCGATACCGTCGTCAACTAGGACGTTACAGTAGAAACGAAGACGGCCACGCCATCCTGCCTTTGGATCTTTGCGGTGCATCTCTTCTGCCCAGTCACGACCTTCTGACTCCATGGTGTCTACTGCCTTGCGGCGGTAGTCCTTTGGATTGGTGTGTTCTTTGACAACAAGAGAGAGGCCACGGCCCTCAGCGTAGTTGGGTGAATCTTCATCCAACTCTTCGACAAAACGAATCTTTACAGACTGTCCATCGGTGAGCTTAAGCCAGCGTACTCGTGGCTTATCGCTATCATACTTAGGCTTATCAACCAATGCGTTGATATTAGCTAGCCCTTTTACTACACTCATATATTTCTCCTTATACTTTGTTTATACTTTGTTTGTATTTTTTATTGTAGCATTGAGGATATGGACTTGTCAAAGTCAAAGCTCAAGGCCTTGATTGCTTCGTCATCCATGTCCCCAACATCTTTATATTTTGCATCTAGAGACAAGATAGAGATACGAGAGCTGAGCTTTTCTTTAAGCTTCTTAGCCATCGTACCGCCTGCCTGGTCGTTATCTGCAATAACAATTATATCATTGAAGTACTTCTTTAGCAAGTCTATTTGAAAATTAGAAACATTAGATCCCAGAGTGGCAACGGCGGCGAAGCCGCATTGATCTAGCCTGATTGCATCAAAAGATGACTCTACCACATAGACGGTTCTGGAGTTCTTTACCCTATTTAGATTAAATAAAGTCTTAGCTTTTGGCAGCCCTGGAGTGTTCTTAAAGTCTTTCCCATCAACAGATCGCCCCACAAACCCAAGGAGAAGGCCGTCTGGAGAGTGTACGGGTATAGTAACCATGTCTCTCTTTTCGGAATATCCTAGCTCAAACCTTGCGATAGACTCCTTGGATATACTTCTTCCGCTGTAGTATGAGATTGCCCTCTCAGAAGCCACTGCAGCCTCGTGCAGCCTAGTAACGTCTTCCTGGGGATACTGAGTATACAGTTCTTTTTGCTTTAAGCTTTCCTCTACCTGTACCCCCAGATCTATGTCTAATTCATTAGACTTAATGAATCTAATAGATTGAAAATAAGTTCTACCACTTTGTGTGGTTACTAGGTCTGGGAGATCGGTAACGTACTGACAGGAAAAGCAAAAGAACAGCCCAGTCTTTTTATCCACTTCTCCAGCTGGCGTCCTGCTGTTGCCATGGAAAGGGCAGTAAATAATATAGTCAGAGTCTACCTCAGACTCAATACTTATACCGCTTCCGAGCAAGACTCGCTTGACCTGCTCTGCGGTATAGGTATCGGACCCTCTTCGTCTACCCCGTACATCCATTCGCATTCTCTCTCTCCAACATATACCCCGTATGCTACAAGCAAAAAGCTGTAGCTGTGGTTTCTACTATTATATTCTAATCTAAACTGTGGCGTCTTGTCAAGCCTTGGCACATATCCAGAATTCCTCATCTGTATGCCTAGCAATACTGCATACTCTTTCTTGAGTCTCCACATGTCAGAGTCATCAAGGATTACCCCGCTAAGTGGAAACTCTCTGACTGGAAGATCTAGTAAGTTTTGCATAGATATATTATAAGGGATTAGTTGCTAAAGTCTTCCATATCCTTATAAACATAATGCCCCTTATCAAAGTCTACCTGGACCATAAACTCGCCCATAAATCCGTTACGATTCTTCCTAAATACACACTCCATGACATCGCTATTGCTACCACGACCAAGAGCCATCACCCAGTCCGCGTCGTAGGCGATCTGGCGGCTCCAAGCGGTCTGGCCTAGGGTTGGCACAGTATCTAGCTTTGTGACGTCGTCTGGGGTCGCTGAGGAGATTGCAATGATAGGAACTTCCAGAGAGATAGCCATAAGCTTTAGCTCACGGGAAAGATTCTTCATCCTCACAGTTTCATTGTCTGCCTTTTGGTTGGGACTCATCAGCTGTAGGTAGTCAACGATAACAAAGTCTGGCTTGTACTGATCGATCTTACCACGCAATACAGATGGAGTAATATCCCCACCTGTATCATTAGAAACAATCCTAAACGGTGGCTTACCAGATACGTGGCCATCGTGCCACCTCTTAAGCTCATCCATGCTGATATCTCCGCTGCTTAGCTTGCGGTGAGACCAGTATCCTTCGCCCATAATAGTATAGGTTCTGTTACGAACTTCGGTCTCTGACATCTCAAGGCTTACGATCAGAGGTGACTTGCCCTGCTTCCATGCCTGTACCGCAAAGTATAGGGATAGCCATGACTTACCAATACCTGGATATGCCAAGAAGACTCCAAGCTGGCCAGGCATAATTCCTGCTGGAAGATAGTTGTCAAATCCTGGCAGGCCAGTCTTGATTCCCATAATTCCAAGCTCTGTCTTACGCTTTACTTCTTCGTAATATGCGATAGCATCTTTTACATCAGTTGCATCAATGTCTTTAATTACAGAAGTATTCTTTTTAAGCTCTGATGTATTTGCAATCAGATCCTCTAGGGTCTTCGCATTCTCCCCATCCTGAACTCCAGAAGCGGCAGACCGAATGATTTCCTTAAGACTGTTATTGAGGTACTCGCTCTGCACCTCCTCCAAGTGATACTTTGTAGCCCCTACGTCAGGGTTTACGGAGAAGTCTGGAAACTTTTCTCTTACTAGCTTTTCTGGAGGCAGCTCGCCATTACTCTCTGTATACTTCTTGATAAACTCCCAAATATCTCCATGAGTAGTCATCAACGTGTCGACGTTTGCCTGTAGTAGCGTGTGGATCTGCTTATCTTTTAATACTGCAGATAACAGTCTTGACTCAGCGTTATCCATTTAGCCACTCCCTTGCCATTTTTCTTCTCTCTATTCTCTCTTGCAAATCTTTTCTATGTGCGTCTAGTGCATCATAAACTCTACCCGCCTCATAGGCGAAGTGACGCCATGAAGGCGATTCATTGGCAGTAAAGTAGTACTCTAGCAGATCGTAAGACTCTACAAGTCCGTAGGAATCAACAAGACGATCTGCTGCCCATTGCTCAGCATTAAGGTTGTGAGTGGGCTTAGAGCCATACTTTACCAGGTGAAGCTTTGCATACTTGTGCAGTAAAGACATTCTCTCTTTATAGGTAGCCATTAGCTATGCCTGCATTTCTGAAGAAGCTTCTTTTACCTTTTCTGTGAGCTTGTCCTCGACAAACGAATATACTCTGCTAAAGGCATCGTTAATATTCTCTCCGTCTTTCTTTGAGTCCTCAATGCCCAGATCAATTCTGAGTGACTGAAAGTTTCCAAGGTTTAGCGTGTATCCAAGTGATACTGTAACTTTTGTGTCGCTGTTTTCCATCTCATACCTCTCTTGCTGTTATACGGTCTCACTCCAAAGTGGAATGAACCGACCATCTTCTGTTCTCGTATAAGTTAGTATACCATCCCCCATACGCCTTGTCAACTCCTGAGTTGTAGGAGTTGTGTTATTGTTTATAAGCCCGTCTTTACGAGGTCTTCCTATGTTCTTAGTGGCAAGTATACCACGTATTTCACGCACCTGTGACTCAGAGTAATACGACCTGACCTGCCACTTACGCGCGCCGCCCTTTTGGGCCCCTAGTGGTGGAGGAATCTCCCCAGCATTAATTAGGGCTGGCAGGTATTTAACGTTTCTGTTGACCAACTGAGCGGTCTTCTTAACAGAATAAGCTCTCTCTCGATTCTTTTTAAAATCAGAAATCAGGCAGCTTTCAATTTGATCTTTTGTAATATTGTAAACAGACATTATTCCATTAGATCTGTTTAGGTGGTAGCTCCTCACCAAGTCACCATTTAAGAAAAACATTTTGGGATGCCCAGGGACTACTGGTGAAGAGTTGTACTCTTCCCTGCTAATCATTAGACTGGAATACCAACAACAAGGAGGTTGACCCCAACCGACGCAACACCAATTGTGTTAAATCGGACTACACCCTCCACCCTGTTGGCAGTTACCTTTGTGAGGACTACGGAGATATCCTTACCAGACTCTGTTGTTCCATCCTCAATCAGAATTGGGGTTGCAGTAACAATGGGTACGTAGGCAAAATCACTAAAGGTATAGCTGAAGGTTCCCTCGCCGTCAGGGCTCGTAGAGCTATTGTTGGTGACTGTTACGTACCCTCCGACTACTCTCGCGTCGGATGTTCTGATTCGCTGAGTGCCAGCGGCCACCGTGTCTACTGATGTATATTTTGCTGACGATGCTGAAATAGCATCTGAAAGATCGTTTACTGTTTGCGATAGCTGATAGATATAGCTTAGGTCTAGCGGCTGACCACGTTCTGGTAAAGGTATTTTTGCCATTTTTTCTCCTTAGGCTCCTATGGTAGCAGAAACTTGACAGATTGTCAATACGTCCGCCCTCTCTTTATTAATGCTCTCGATTTGGATAGCCGCCTCTACCAGAGTGGTGGCAGCTACATTGTTAACTATAGAGTACGTGTGAATTGGGGATATTCCATGATAAACCCACTCCCCAGAGTCCCACCGAACAAAGACATCGTAGCTAGGCTGATCTACAGCATCATCCCAAACTATTAGAAATGAATTGCCAACTGATGTTATGTCACCAGAGACTATTGGGGCAGCATTATCAATATCAAAGGCGGTGACACCAGACACTGGGGACCACGAAGAAAATCGGTTTCGGTCTTCCGCTACAACCCTATGACGAGTTAAATATCCATAACTATTCTCGGCCAGCTTTACTACTGGTGGTAAGTCTTTGGCGGTAACTCTTACTTTCCTTGGTCCACTTGCCATTACTGTACGTCCAATCCAAATCTAAACTCTAGCAAGTTGGAAGAGTTAGTCTCTTTAGTGATTGTTCTTTCATTGGCAGTTCTTACTACTGAGTATCCAGTCAGTCCGTAGAGTGGACTAGTAGATGTCAAGTTTTCAAATCGCAGGCCATCAAGTGAGATGTAGTAGTTGTCTGAAAGAACTACTGGGTCTGCTGGGTTTTCTGGCTGCTCATAGACAGAGGCATAGATCTTAACAACGTTTACATTACTCCAGGTAAAACCAGCACTTTTTGCGAGGTCCTCAAGCTTTTGTTTTGCAACATAGTATCTATTATTAGCAAAGTCATAATCAGCCTCGCTCATGTCAACCTCTAGCCTAGCATAGTTGTTTGGAGATACCGCATCTGTAGATGCAAACTCAACTATAAGCTTTACGCTATCAATTGAGCCAGTCTGAGTGTCGAGCTTGTCTACAATTGAAAATGCAAGCCTAAGCTCGTCAAGGGGTGAGTTTTTATTTAAGTCTGGGGTTGAGCCAGTATAGTGAATGTGTGAAGAGTAGTAGTCGGTCTCTGTGTTTGGCTCTAGCTCAAGGCCGCTGACTCCAGTGTTGAGCTTAGACATGTTGCCTCTTAGTAGCAATGCCTTGTCCAAGAATCTTGGCCTTTGCTGAGAGTCAATCCTTAGATCGCTGGCAGAAAATAGCGCATTGTTAGAGCTAGTCCTAAAGGCAGTATCGGTGACGGCAATAACGTTTTGGGCTTGATCCAAGTACAGCGGTTCTAGATAGGTGGATATTCCAACTGCAGCGGTCTCGTCATGATACTCCCAGTTTTCTGATTCTGAAAAAGTATAGATCATTCTACTTCCTAGAGATCCAGCTACTGGGTTTGACTTAGCAGAATAAATACCAATTTCGGAAAACTCGTACCGCTGCTCTGTTGGCAGCTCGCCTACAAACACTACGTTTGCCCGCCCCTCTTCGTCGTACACGTATCCACGTGAAGAGATTGGCACACGCAATACCTCAAACTCTAGATCTGTCTGGTCAGAGTAGTCTTCTACTGGGGCATCAGGTGCTAGCGGGTCTTTGCCAACCCCCAACGCTATAAAAGAAGCGTACGCGGGAGCCTGGCCAATCAAGTACTTGGCCAAAATGTTTCTTCCCTTATTAGTAATCAAAATTCCTCCAACCTATATTATACCATCTAGATAAGTTCCAGACTGCAATACTTGGACCTCGATCTGCTCATTTACTTCCATGGAAGCTACCTCAATTACCAATGACCCAGGGTCTACAATCTTATCAATATATATGTTATCTATATTGTTAACTGACTTAGTATCTGGCTGATGTATGTCTAACCTAATTGCAAAGTTCTTAAAGTATTCCGCCAGGCTGCCAGAGGTTGGGACGATGTTAGTTGGGCTGTATGCTTTAGCGATATCGCTGGTGTTGGAAACTAGTTTATAGTTAACATTCTTGCCGTCCACAGTGTCATGCCTAAGCATATTAATCATTTCATGGCCACCAATATTTTCAAAGATTAGTGACGACATTGCCTCTACTGGAATAGCGGATTCCTCAAACATGATCAGCTCTGGGCCAGCTGGCTTGACACCACCAGACGCCCTCATCATAACTTCGGCAATGGTGCTTAGGGGAGTTTCTGGAATTGCTGATAAATTATCTGACATTACGATACCTCACTTAAGTAAGCAACCATAGATGGTCCACTGGGATCTCTTTTGTATTCGATACTGTATACGACAAACCTACTGTCATAAGGAGCTATCTCGTCCAAACCTTCTGAATTCTTGTAATCAATCTGCACGATATCCCCAAGCTGAANTATTGGGTTAGCAAAAATCTCTACACCTACGGATCTNCTAGGTTTCATAATTTTATTTACCATCCAGCCCATCAACCCTTCGGCCGCATCGTGGCTNTGAATATACGGTGCATTTACGGAGAATGCCTGGTTTCCATGCTCGAGCCTGCTCTGCCTTATGTCAAAGTAATCATCTTTAGATTTTACTGTAGAGTAGGCAACGTTTCCAGACTGAAGCTTTAGGGATGACTCATCAGTTTTTGTATTGAAGTAATCGTCTACGGTCAACTCATTTACAGATTCTTGAGTAAACGTAACCCCTTGTATTCTCAGGTAGTTTCCGCTGGTAGAGTCAAGGGTCAGGGCCGAGTCAGTCGCGTTAAATACCATAAACTCTGCCCCGTAAGAGCTAGCAAAAAAGTTTGAAACGGTGTACCCCTTAATTCTATTAAAGGTTGGAGACAATGCCGCATACAAAGCTGGGTAAGCTTTATCGTACCTAACGTTAAAGTAGGCTGCCTCCCTCATGATTGTGCCGAACTCTTCAAAGTAGATCCCATACTTTGGTGGGCCAGAGGGGCCGAGGCCAGAGAGGTATGTTGACTTAATCATACCGCTTAGTGCATACTTTTGGAAAGAGTCATTTGCAGAAACTTCGTCAATCCCAAATGCCCCAATAGCAGCATTGTCTTTTGTAATGTAGCTGTCCTTATTCTCTAGATCTAATACCGTAAACTCTTTGTTAGTTGAGTAATTGCTTGAGGTTGTCTCGCTGCCGTCAGACGATGTGTGCTGAGTATCGGCAAGGGCATACACGTTCTCAAACATGCACTCAGAGGATCCCCTCACAAACAATGCCATGTTGTTATAAACTGGAAGCGGGTCGCTGTCGTCAACAATGGCAATCATTACGTTGTTTATGTACAGGTAGAATCTTCTGGTAGATCCAATATCTTTATACTCTACCCCGATATCATAGACTGTGTTCGTCTCTGTGGTGCTCATCCTGGACTGGCCAGTGAATTTTCCGTCATCTACCAGAACTTGACCGATGCCCTGCCACAATGGGATGGGGATAGCCTTATCCACATCTTCTCCAGCAGCATTCTTTTTAATCTTATAAAACATAATATTGTTAACAGATGTATCGGAGTATTGTTCTAGATTAGAGTCTGTCAATGCAACCAGCTCGAAGTAATACCCTACGTTAGTTTCTGGGTTTAGACATACTGCGATACCGCCAGAAGCACCAGCTACCGCAGATGGCTGCTCGGAGCTAGTCTCTGATGGAGTGTAGTAGGTAAAAGATCCAACAGGGCTTTGGCCTCTAATTTGACTATTTTCGACCTTACCAATAATCCTCATCCTGGAGCCAAAATGAGTGAACCTATTCTCAAGTGGCTTGTACACATAGGACACATGCTCTAGAGGATTATCTGAGAAAGCAAAAGATGATCCGTTAAACACAAACGCAGAAGATTGTACCGTTGCTGGATACCTAGAGTCTTCTTCATTTTCCTCGATAAAGCTTGATGCTAAAAAGTTTTTAATTGTTCCAACACGTGTTGTATCTTTTGCCCTATCGTTGTTAAGGCCCGCGGGGCCAATCTCAGTCTCTGGCAGATCCATATCTGAGCTGGACAGGTATATGAAGTCCATCTTGCATCCACGAACGTTATCATTGCTTGACCAGTGCTCTGACAAGCCTGCCTGGTGTTCTACAATCTCAGTATTAAACTGCCCGCGTCCATGCTTTGCTACTGGTCCATTTGAAAAGAACGTAGATCCCTCTATCATCTCCAGGTTCGGCTCTGAGTATATCCTTACCAGTCCAGTGGGATACATCTTCCCATTAAACGGTAGCTTCGCAAAGTATCTAGAATATTCCTGAACACTAGATATCCATACGTTATCCCCCACTACGTTTGGGTCGTCGGTCACGGCAGATAGGCCTGGGATGGAGAACTGCACTGCATCGTATTTAATAATTTCCCCATTGGCATAGAAGTAACCATTATACCTGGTGATCCAGTATATACCATCGCCAAGGTCCATTACATTATTAATTACTTTATTATTCTTTACCTCGGGGATTGAGCTAGTTAATGAAGAGTTCAGAGGGATCGCTCCTAGGACATAGGCTGACTGGCTGCTTACCTCATCGTTAATGGGCTTGGTCTGCTCAGTTGGTGCCACCTCCCACAAAAGAGCTGGCTTGTATATCCAGGTCTTGTCTCGATCTAGCATGTTGGCCTGCTTAATAGAACCAAATGACCTTTGGATATACCTTGAGGTGTATGACACAACACCATCGTTATAGACATTGCGTTGCTGAGAAGCAATGTTCTCAATGTTAGAAATTGAAGATGATGCAGCCTTGTTCTGTAGCTCACCAGACTGGCTGAAATCTTTAGTGCCACGCAGGATGGTGTCTGTTGGCCTGACAGATTCATCTGGCAACATGTAGCCCTTACTCATAATAGATAGGTTATTAAACTCATCAAAGAACATGGCAGACTGCGTTGATATGGCAATGTCATTAAGAACTTCAGCTACGGACCTGTCGGGCTGTACGAAGAAAAATGGAATCTCCAATTCTGCTTCGCCTTCGGCACTGTAAAATGTGTAGTTAGAAAAACCAATAGAGTCTAGCAATAGAGATATTGCATAGCTAGTCGTTACTCCTGGGGCAAGAATTTGTGGGGCAGTCTGTTCTTCGAAGTAATAGAACAAGTCTCTAAGGTTGATAGATACTGACCTATCTACCGACTTAGACTCTGGGAATGATTCAGAGTACATGGTCTTTATCGGTACGTGCACGTCCTCGCCCTGAACATCTTTTATAATTTCTGATAATCTAAATTGAGCCCTTTGCGACAAGTACTTATTAATAATGCTATTAGTGTTGTTAGCAAAAAATGCCTGGTCATAGTCAAACAAGCTTAAAGAGCCTGTTGATGCCAGCAGCTGAGAAACTGGAAGACCGCTAACGCCTAGGTCAGAGGCATTTTTAGTAACAGAAAAGCTTTCTGTTTTAGAAGAAAGGTCTACAGAGAGGCGAGGAGAAAGCTCGATCAGGTCAAAGGTTTGATCGTATCCGTTCATGGCCTCAGCTATTACTCGAAGACCAGATATGTACTGGAACTCTTTATACATAACATCCCCGCTGGAGGGGTTTACGATTGACGGTGTATCTACTAGCTCAGTGACGTAGGGGGTGGCTTGGCTTTCGGAATAGTCAGCTAGAGACCAGCCATATGTTGCAGTTATGCCAACCCAGCCACTGTCCACCGAGATATAAATCATGTCTGGCTGAAGCTCAGTCTTAGGTACAAAGTAGGCGTAGCCATCTGGCACAGAGGAAGCTACTGGAAGAAAGTCGTAAGACGGGATGTCGCCAACAAAGTTAAATATCGACTTATAGGCATCTGGGATCAATGGGCCGTAAGACAGCTCAACAAAGCCATCTGCCCCAACAATAGGAGATCCGTCTAACCTTGTGGAGTTCTCTTGAAAAGAAACCGCATCCACCCATGTGTTGTTTGAAAGGTACTGAATCTTCCACCTAAGCGGTGTAGTTGCATTGTCCAAACCGTAAAAGGGGTCTGCAATAGAATAGCCAGACTTAAAGAAAGGCCCCAGGTCAACATCTCCTACATTGGTCTGCATCTTTACTACGATCCTGTTTGACGGGACTGGGTCTTTATATACAACGTATGGGGCAGCATCATCTATATGGGAGAGTTCGTTCTTTATGCTATTAGATATCCCACGCTCTACCCCGTTTTCTTTGCGATAAGATGTCCAGTACTTAAACTTGTCATCCCTGCTTGCAACGTAATACCTTGGGCGACTGGCCATTTGGCTATTTGCAAAGTGAGTATACTTGTCCCTAAAAAATCTTAACTTATTAATTCCAGACCTTGGTCTATTTTTTCCAAAGCAGTCTTCTAGAGAAAAAAGCTGACGCTCTTTCTCTTGGTCTTTAACAAAAACTGTAGGTAAGTCGTCATTGTCTAGGCCCCCGTCAATAACGATGTCTGAACTTGTTGCATCGGTGTAATGTCTGCCTGCGTCATCTAGATCAAACGATTGCATTGGTGGATTATAGTCGGTGCCAGCTGCTGCCGAAGGCCTATAGCGGTAGTTTCCTACCTGCAAGATATTGTTTGGAATGTTCATGTTCCACTCGGCAATTACCTTGGAGTTTACCCTGACTGTAGACGAGCTATCTAGGTGGTTTTGTAAATTCTCGTGGACAAACATTATACCTCTTCTAGGCTAAGGTCAACTGTCCAATAGTCGTGGCTAGCTGTTCCACGCTTAACTACCGAGTAGCTAAAGTCAGAGAACATGACCTCTACGACTTCATTATATTGGTTAAGCTTGTTATACTCGTCACTAGAGAAGTTCTTGTGGTTGTCATACGCTAGGTAAACCCAGAATGATCCAGGATTATTCTCATACCAATCTAATAGCTCTACCCCGCCTGCTCCACCATCGGTTGTAAACTTTGGACTAGTCGTAGATGTCCCTAGTGCGGTAAACTCTGGGTCAGAACCGTATGCCCTTGAGCACAAATTCTCCCAAGATGTAGAGATACTCACCTTGTCTGCAATGTGATAAGACCTCTGCCTTCCATTAACCATACGCTTGCGAGTCTCTATTCTGTCTACAGAAAAAGATATTGGCGATCTGGTATCATCAGATAGGATTATGAAGTCTTCAAACTCAGTGCCCGATGGGACAATCTTTCCGTTTATTACGGTGCCAGGGTTGTTTGCAAAAAGCATAGCTTGCGGTCTGCCGTATTTTTGCCTACCCGACATGTATGACGAAGTTGCCATTAGAACTTATTTCCTCTCAGCCTTTGTGAGTCAACCTGCTTGATCTTTCCTAGTACCGTTCTTGCGATTGCATCGGGGTTTGATTCGGATCGTACGTTTACCTCTAGGTTATAATTATACACGGAACCGCCGCTGTATGTGCCACGATTAATCTTTTCTAGATTTTCTGCACCAAAAGATCGTACTGCTGGCCTGCGTACCACGAACTCTCCAGGAGTAAGCATAGCCTTGATCTTATCTGATCCTAAGGATCCTCCGTTAGCAAAGTATGACGGAACAACGCCACCTACTGCCATCTTCTTAATAAGACCACCCATAGCCCTAGTTCTACCCAGCTGTTGAGACCAAGACTTTGGTGGCTCATAGATAGACACGGTTGAGTTACCCTTAGTTACCGAGCTAATAGATCCACCATTAGAAGTCTTTGTGACTGAAACAACTGGCTTTGGCGTGGGGGCTGAGGTTGGTGTGTAACTCTTTGTCGGGGTTGGAGTTTTGTATACTGGCTGTGGTGCGGGTGCTGGTGCTGGCTTTACGACTGCTGGCTTTACTGTGGTGCCAACATTAGTTGAAACACCTTGAGATCCCAAAGCTCTGTTATAAGCACTGTCAAGCCTGTCTGGATTAGTAGTTCCGACTACTCTTGCAAACTCTGCGGAGGTTATTTGCTGCTCTTTCTTTAGAGCATCTTTCATTACAGCCTCTGCCCTGTCAGCGGTCATAGTCATCTTTCCGCTGCTGTCAATGACTCCAGCCTTCTTGGCAACTTCCATTGTGTACTGTGCCGCAGTATTTTTGTCGTTCATGGCATTAACTGCCTCATAAAGATTCTTTGCAGCGACTTGTCTTTCAGTTAGCTGAGCTTCGTCAATATCAGCACCTTCACTAATCTTCTTTACGATGTCTGGACCAAGAACCTGCTCTGGAGTTATCTCTTCTGGAGGAATTATGTCCACTGCAGGAATGCCCTCTTCAACTAGCCTTGCTAACTCTTCTTCTCCAAACAAGCTGCCATCTAGTGCTTTTCCATTTACGAAGTACTCGTATAAAGCTAGGGCTCGCTCGATNGAGGCCTCGAAGTCTTCCATGTTTACAGTTGCAAGNTCTACTGCATTTGCAATTCTGTCCCACTCNTCCCTNGTTCTGCCAGCGATCTCAAGAGCGTCTATTTGTACAGCCTTTTCGTACTCAGCAATTCTCATTCTTTCTTCTGCTGGCTCAAGTTCGCTCTCTTGGATATTGAATATTTCATCCTGCTTAGATTTCACCTTGTCTTCTAGCTGTACCCTGGATAGTCCAGACTTTGACCTTAGACTGGCAAGCTCTGCATCGCGCTTACGCTCTAGCAGCTTTCTTTGATCTTCCAGAGATGCCTGAGCTTCCTGGGTTTGCAGTTCTTGCTGGGCTCTTGCTGCGGCTGCTATATCACCACGGCTTAGTGCGTCTGCTACAGTAAGCTGGGCCTTTTGAGCAGCAGCGATTCTTTCGTTGGCATCGCCAACTTTATCCAAGGCCTCAAAGCGTTCGTCGTACTTCTTATTAATTACTTCTTCTTGGTCACCGATGCCTTTTAGCTGGGCTTGGTAGTCATCTATTTCGAACTGTATAGCAGAGATTTTATTCTGTGCCTCTCTAACAATGTCGTCATCTGCTTCTGTAGCAAGCCTAAACTTAATATCAATCTCTTGCTCTTTACGGGCAAACTGATCCTGAATCTTTCCCATCTCTTCGTCAAATAGGGCCTCTTTGCCTTCTTCAGTAGAGATCTTAAGACGTAGTTCAAGATTGGCCTGTGCCTCTGCCTGGCGAAGTCTTTCCTTTAGGGTATCTGGATCAATAGAAGGATTAAGGAACAGTTTAGTAAGATTTGGATCTTCTAGGACTGCTTTGATTTCAACATCGGAGTACTCCCCCTTAATTTTACTTAGCTTGCTAAGGGCTAAGTATCGTTCCTTAAACTGCTCGTTAGTTTTCTTTACTGATTCGGCCGCCGATGCCTCTTCAGAAACCCTGTCGAATTGCCCCTGCATCTCGTTCATCATATTGTTAATGCGGATAAGCTCTTCTACCTCGGCAGTTGTTGCGGACATAGCAATTGCTGTTGCCAGTGCTTGGTTTTGAACCATCTTAAAAGCATCGACAAACGATAGCCCCTGCGCGGTTAGCATGTTCATTGCTGTAAACTGGTTTTTTGTATTTGCAATAAATGACTGCTGGTCGTTTACATATTCTCCAAGGGCTACGGCATTAATCGCAGCACCAAAACTCTTAAACTTACTTGTTAGACTAGTAATTCTACCCTTGTCATCAAAATTGAACAACTCATTCTTACGCTTCTCAAATTCGTCTGGATCCATCCCAACGATCATTTCGATCATGCCCTCGCCAGCACCGAGCGACCTCATGGTATTAGACAGGCCATCGAATACGTCTAGGCTCTTCTTTCCGCCCTTAAATAGATCGTTTAGAACTTTGGCAGAAGCCTTCCATCCGATCTTTGCCTTTATGGTTTCTAGCCTTACATCTCTTAGCTTTTTCGTAAGATCGTCTAGGACCGAAGCCTTTGGTCCACTACCGCTACCAGTTGTAGCCGCTCCTGGGTCTCCTGTCACACCAGTTAAGTCTTGTGCGATTTTTGTTACAATGCCAGCATTCCAATTTGCATATTCAGCAATCTGCGTTCCTGGAGGAGAGTTCTTGAAGCTGCTGCCTTCAGCGTTTAGCCAGCCCTGTAGTGCTGGATCATCTGGTGACACAGTTGCGATAGTGGTAACTAGTGTTTGAAGATAAATCTTCTTCATGTCATTACTCAAAGTATTGAAGTAATCCAGGTCTCTATTTAATGCGTCTACGGCGTCCTTGTTAATAATATTTGCCACTACATCCAAAGTAAGGTCGCCAGAGAATCCAGAAATATCCGCTAGCTGCTTCTGTAACAAAGCTGCCTCCTGTGGGTTTGCAAGAATAAACCTAAACTTAGCTTCTCTTTCTAGCACGGAGTCTGTTTGAGATAGTTGCTGGTAGAATGTCAGAAGTTCGTTGGCCTCTTGGGGGCTGCCAGCATTGCTAATGTTTAGTAGCACATCTGACTGAATACCCTCTAGGGCATTGCCATCTTTGTCAACTAGGAGGCCTAGGACGCCCATGGCTTGATTGGTAAATGCCCCGCCCATGTTGCCGATAAGATTTATCATGGCGTCTTGTTCTACAGACCCCTTCTCGAAGGCTGTCAGGAACTCGATCATTCTTACTGGGTTTACCTGATCTGAAGCTACCTGCATCTTAAGCAAATACTGAACTTCTTTATCTTCGACATTTTGCTCAATTATTTCTTGTGTTTGTGGAACCACGTCGGCATACATAGTGTCTTTATACTGATTTGCCATTGCCTTGTCGACGCCAGAGTCTAGGGCTGACTGGACATCGCCGCTTGCTCCAGAATACTGAGAAGCAATCTGCTCAGTTAGGACTTGGTTCTGCTCAAGAATAGCCTTCCTGTCAAGCAATCTTTGGTTTGTTAGCCTCTCGACCTCTTCTAGGTTTCCAGCTGCTTTGGCGTTTGCGATCCTTTGCTCGTACTCAAGCTCTAGTGAGTCTGACATCTCTTGCTGTTGCTGAAGGGCAATCTTCTGCATAGCCACAGACGCACCAGAAGACGCTGCGATTCTATCGTTTCTCTCCTTGCTTCCGAGGATGCCACCAGTTATTCCCCCACCAATTGCACCAACAACTGCACCGATTCCTGCACCAACAATATTTCCTACAACTGGTATAACAGAACCAAGCATACCTCCAGCGATGGCTCCCGCTGCGGCTCCAGCACCAGCCCCTGCGGCTGCTCCTCCGTAACGCATCAATCCGTCGTTAAGATTAAATGCAGCCGTTTCTCCAAGGCTCCGCATTGAGGAATCTAGGCTTTCCCGACTATCTTTAAGGATTTCAAGTCTAATGCCCAAAGGATCTTTTGCCAAGTTCTCTCCGTTGGGACCAAGTAGCGAGGTAAGCGTAGCGTTTACCTCAATGCCGAAGGCATAGTCTCCTAGCTCAGCAGACAAAGCTCCAATAATACTTCTAGCTTGGGCAGCGTCAAGTGCTCCTGAAGCTACCGCCGTTGCAAGCTGTTGAGTGACTTGCTTAGCTGTTCCAGCTGAGCCAACTGTTGCCAAAGACTTCTTGACACTCTCCTTCATGGAGGCACCCTGGTCAGATCCCATGAATGTGTTTCCAAACGTGTTCTTTCCTGGCTGAATTTGGAAGACTCCCATGGAGCCCTCTCTCCTCTTATCCATGATTTCACCAGCAGAAACATTGCCAGCTGCCTTAGAGAACTCTTCAAGTGCCTTGCTTCCTCCACCTAGGGACTCAGCTAGGGCCATAGACTCTTCTTGTGCCTTATTGAATGATGACTTTGCCCACCAAATTGCTGCCGCCATTGCTCCCAGAGCTACTACTGCAATTCCGATTCCACTAGTAAGCATAGGCAGGATCATAGTTAGCCCCATTAAAGGCATCATAAGTTTTTGAGCCGTTTCCCCGACTTTACCTGGTGCCATAGAGGCCATCATGGCCGCGGAAGTTAGGGCTCCGCCGCCCATTGCAAGCTTACCGCCCATACCTCGCAGGCCGCCAGCAACTCTTCCGAGTCTTCCAGTTCTCGCTCCAGCAGACATGGCCTGCTGAGCAGCAAGCTCCTGGTTGGTCCTCCTGGTCTCCCAGCCCTTACGAGCAGCAGCTCGCTTAGCCTCAGCCTTTTGTTCTGCAATTAGCTGGGCCTGGCTCTGCTTCTTTCCATTAGCAAGTACTTTCTTTTTACCACGAGCTAGCTCGTTGGCATACCCATCAACAGTGTCCTTAGCAATCTTCTTTGTCCGCTTGGACTCTGACGCTGTCTTGGCCGATTCTGCAAGTCCGTCGTTATATGCCTTGCCTCTGCGAAGCCTCTCTTGTTCTGGGCTCTTCGGCAGCTGGACATTTTCACCACGTCGAGTGAACTTGTTAACGCTGCCTCTTAGGGTCCCCCTCTTGTCACCGCTCTTCCTTGTTATTCGGTCTAGGACCCTTCTGCCCTCTGGAGTCTTTTCTAGCTGCTCGTTAAGCTCTTTGCTTGTGTTCCAGCGAATGTCTCTAACCCTTGAACGAGCTTTGTCCCGAACCTTACCAGCCTTTGTGCCCTTTAACTTTGCTTCGGCAGCCTCAGCTTCGAGGTCTTCAAGAACCCCATACTTCTTAGGGTCAAAGTTTTTGCCTTCTTGTTTTCTAATTCTTGCAAGGTCATCTCTAGTATCTACAAACTTTTCTGCCCCGTCTTTACGGGCCTTGATCATTCTGTCTTGTAGATCTTTATCGTATGCCTCAAAGTCTTTCATCATGGTCTCATCTGAAAGATCTCCCCCGCCGAAGCCGATTCCTTGTGCAAGCCTGTCGGCAGAGGATCTACCCTTGAAATCTTGAATGTACGACTCAGCATCCGCACCAGACCTGGCTGCTTGACGGTTTAGGTTGGCATCACCATCAAATCCCCAGGAGCCAATAGCCCTAACATCTGCGTCTGGAGCTGCAACACTAAGGTCTTTTAGGAAGCTTCCAGTAGCTCCGCCAACTCCTAGCTGAGCTGCTTCAGCTGCTGTTAGCTTTTGGCTACTACCATAGTGAGAGAAGTTGACTGCAGAAATTCCCTTTTGGTACCCAGGAATATTTCCAGAAATCATGCTCTGGATTAGTGGGCTGTACTTCCTGGCCATTTCGGCTGGGATAACTGCCTCGCCTGGGGCAAGCATTGCTGGAACAATATCTCCAGCTCCCTTTGGTCCTGGGACACTGACTACACCAGAGTTGTACTTCTTAGGAGCAGGCCCCTTGCCGCCTCTTCCACCAAAAGCCGCACCACTTGCGGCCATCTGGTTTTGCTTTACGATAGCTCTTTCGTATGCTGCGGTCAGGGCATTGACTGCCGTAGCTTCTGACGTAAATGTCTGTCGAAGTTTTGCGTGTACCTGGTCTAGAGATGCTGCAACTGCTGCTGCCTCAATCTGCTCAGAGTTCATGTACTGAAGCTGATCTGTAAGTAGGTCGCTTCCTACCTGTGCCTTTTGGAATCCGCCCCTTAGCAAGAGGGCAAACTTCATCGTGTTAGCAACAGCGTTAGCAAGAAGACCGATTACCATAATTACTGCAGGTGCAACAACACCTCCAATGGCAACTGCCCCAGTTATAAACTGTTTCGTACCATCACTCAGACTGTTAAACTTGTCAAGAACCTTGTTACCAAACTCAATAAGAGGTGTCGCAAGCTTTAAGAAAGCTTCTCCAATTGGAGCTAGGGATGTTTTAAATTCTTCAATTGCTTTTTTAAACTTATATGCTGGGGAGTCTGCAACCTTGCCGAGTTCGCGTTCAGCGATGATTGCAAGCTCTTCGGTGCTGGCTGTAGTAAGCTCTAGAATCTTGTTGGCTTGGCTACCCTCTTTAACAATATTAGTAAATAGGGTTGACATTCTTGCAAACTGGAATTTTCCAAACAATTGCTCGATGGCCCTTGCCTTATTCAGAGGATCTAGCTTGTCTAGCTCGACTGCCAATACCTGAATAGTCTGTCTTAAGTTTCCAGCGTTACCCTCTACGATTCCAAGGATATCAATGCCGAAGCCAGCCATCTTTTGCTTTGCAACCTCTGTGGGGTTTACAAGCCTAGCAAGCGATGACTTTAGTGCGTTAGCAGACTGACTAGCGTTTACTCCACCCTCGCGCATGGCGGTCAGGAAGTAGGCTAGGTCTTCTACGTCTCCACCCAGCTGCTTTACAACGGAACCAGCCTTTGGAATAGCTTCGTTAAAGTCTTCAATCGAAAGGATAGTCTGGTTTTCAGCTGCGTTTAGGAACGCAATCTTTCCAGCTAGCTGATCCGTTGCAAGACCAAAAGCGTTTGTTAGGGATATCGTAGTGTCTAGAGCCTCTTGCTGTTCAATACCACCGAGCACGGCAAGCCTGGTTGCCTGAGTAACCTGGTTTGTTAAATCTGCCCCCATTGCCCCCATCTGGGCTACGCTAGCGGCTAGTCCGATTGTGTCTTCTACGGCTACGCCAAACTTCGTAAACTCTTTGGCTAACTCCCTGACATCGCTGAGGGCTTGACGAACTTCTGTGTCTGTGGTAAACATGTCTCCGTAGACACGCTTAAATCTAATGGCCTGCTCTTCAAGTTGCATGAACGTCTTGGATGCCGTAGCCCCCAAGATTGTAAGAGGAATAGTAAAACCAACCATAAGCTGGCGACCAGCCCACTGAGTATTTTTACCGAAGTTGAGAAGGTTTGTAGAACCTTGCTTCATTAGCTGATTAAACAGCTGCTGCTTTTGTGCAGCGATGGCAGTCTGGGTACCCAGGTTCTGCATGTCAAGGGTGGTGGGCCTTACCTTGATTGCCTTCATCGCGCCGTTGGCGTCTCGACCCATCTTGATGTACTGAGTCTGAAGATCCTTTACACGCTCTCGTGCAACCTTCTCGATAGTGTTGAACTCTGTTTTAAAAAGCTTGCCAAAGCTCTTTGTAGAAGCACCTGCATACCTAAAATACTGCCCCATGGACAGCTTGTTTTTTTCTAATGCATTAGTAAAAGACTCTGTTGTGCTTTTGATGCTGGTCATGCTGGCTTGGAAGCCAGAACCAGCGTTAATACTATTTATAAGATTAGCCTGCATTTTTGCAGACTGGGCGGCGGCAGCCTTACCGCTTTGAGCCATGGAGCTATGGAAGATGGAAATTTGTCGCTGAAGAGCCTTAATCTCTGATAAGGCTTGCGACGTATCTACGTCTATCCGAATATTTGCATTGGCATCTGCCATGCGTTAGCTCCGTTTCAGTTCATGGCTATGGATTAACTAAAGTGTTAATCGCTGACATGTTGATACCCGAAGCCTCTTCAACAATCTTATATACAGTTGGTAAATCTAAGTTTTCTTCTAGTGCTGCCCTGTCATCAGCAAGCTCTGGCTTGTACTGCTTCATGGCAATCTGGACACACTCAATTAGTAGGTCCATTGACTTTGCGTTGTCGTCTGCTACTTTTGCAATTCCTTCAAACTTCTGCATGAAGTCTCTTAGTAGCGAAATCTTTAGTGGTCTTACGTTAAGGACGGTTCCGTCAATTAGTGTAACCTGTTCTTCTGTTTTTGTAGTAGCCATTTGCATCCTTTCATACACGCTCTGTGGTACATTAATTATAGCACAAACAATTATCTTTATGTAAGATCTTCGTAGCCCATTCCTAGGCCAATTCCGAAGCCAGCCTTCTCTGCCCTCGCGCCTTGATAAGAAACAATATCGTTTGCATCGTCCGTCTTACCATTGCTAAAGACCTTGGCTTTAAGCTGCTCCCACTCATCTTGCCCCCTCTTGCTATCTTTTTCTAGGTCTACCCCCTGAATAGCTGCCAGGAACTTCTTTTCTTCGTAGTCCTGCTCGCGCTTTGATGACAAGGTTGCAAGAAGCTCAGGCATTGAAAGTGAGGTTTCTAAGTCTTCATAGTCTTTCCAGATGCCCAGCAAAAATATCTCAGACTCAAGCTGTGCTAGGTCCAGGTCATCCCAGGTATTTGACTTGCTGTCCTGTGCCTGCTCTTTTACGGTTTCTTCTGAGTCTTCTTTTACTTTTATTCCAGCAGTGATATCTATAATTTTATATACTGTTGGCATGTCTATCTGATCTTCAAACTGTTCCTTGTTTGAGATTGATGGATACTGAGACCTTATGGCTATAAGGGCACAGTGAGATAACACATTAATTGATTGAGCATCATCGTCCGCAAACTTTATAAGATCAAACGCGTCCATAAATTCTCTTAGGTATTTAATTTTCAATGGCTTTAGGTATACTTCTGTTTCATCAATAAGATAGATGTATCCGTCTTTATATATTCTGGTGGCCATACAATAAGTATATCAAAAAACAGCAACGCCCAGGGCAGTTATGCCCCAGGCGTTGCCTATTCAGTTATATAGCCAGACTAGCTAGCTGAGATTGTGCGGTCTACGATCTTACCGTAAGATGCTGTGTCGTTTGGTAGCAAACGGAATGAAACCTCGAACATCGAAGGTTCATCGCGCTTTGCAGACACGGTAACACTCTCAATTGAAAGTGCACGGTAAGCGACGTATACGCGCTCTTTTCCAGCCCCAGCAGCACCTGATCCAGGTCCTACAGCTACAAGACCAGCCTCAACTGGTACATCTCCGATGTCACCAGCGGACATGTTTAGCTCTGGGTTGGCATTGCCGTCGACACCAAGGTCGGCAGTCTTGCCTGCTGTTGCAAAGAGCAAGTTAGAGAGTGTTGCTTCAGCAAAAGCAGTATTCAGGTTAACCTGCATACCCTGCTTGTATAGCTTTGCAACATCCAAAACCTGGTCTACTTGGACTTCACCAAAGTCAGGCTGGAAGACAACTTCCAAACCGTTCATGGTGTATCCGACGTTACGGAAGTCAGCATCAGCCTCAAGGGTGTCCTTGTAGGATGTGCCGTCAACGTAAGCTGGCAGTACACCATCACTTAGCTCGCCGTCTTCATATGCGAAGAGAGCTGCAGCACCGACGATGATGTTAGCACTCGTACCACGTGTGTATGCCATATTTGTTCACCTCTTTCTTTCTTAAGAAATAAATGGGCGTGTGTGTTTCCTCATCTACAAGTATACTACTATTTTATAAAAAAATAATTTTATCCATGGTGCCAACAGTAATCAACAATTACCTTGTTTCCAGCAAAAGTTCTGGCAGTTCCAAAGTCTACGATATCCCTAGACTCCTCTAGTTGAAAGATCTTTATCTCATGGAAGAATGGTACAGCAAACCAGTCGCTTATGTCTGCTGGAGCTGAAGGACCAAAGTATAGAATAGGTCTGCCATTAGTGTCAGTATTTGAGCCCTTTGCTACCCAGATACTCCTAATCCATGCATTGACTTCTTTCGCTGAAATATCGCCATAATCTAAAAGATCTTGGGCATGCTGCTGTATTTTTTGTAGCTCGTCAGAGGTATAGGCATAAAAGTAATATAGTANCTGTTCATACTTTATCATAGGGAATGCCTCTCTTCGTAGCTTAAACATACGGTCATAGACTGCCACAGCCGTACCTCCCGCTATGGAGCCAGAGGTTTCAGTATAAGTCTGAATGTCTCCGACCTGACCAGCAAAATCTGTTGGCAATGTTGGGTAGAAAGGAACGGCAGTATCTGACAAGATAGCAACCTTATCCTTCAAGTATTCATTAATAAAAATGTGTGGTGCGTCTAGTGCTGTCATTATATACCTGCCTTACCAGTGATCCAGTTGTAGCCAACTTTATTCCCCGCGGATTTGCCCATGGTTTTACCCTTTTGGATGTTCTTCACAAAAGCAGTAGTGTTTCCAATCCTCTGGTCAAGCCCAGTAGTTCTCATAAAGGACTGCTTAAAGTAGCTGTCAAAAAAAGTATTAAAGGTACGCTCAAAGCTTCCGACAACTTGTGGTCCACCTGGATTTTGAACTATGACTGGCCCCCTGGTGAACACCTGCTCTCCGTCGTCCTCAAATGCCAAGACTTTGCCTTCCCTCGGCTGGATTGTCAGAGAGATGCCCTTTTCCATAACCATTGCCTTATTGTAAAAAGGTTTCTTAGCACCTGCCTTCAATGACTTAGACTGTGTTAGTGTGGCGTCAAAGGACAGGCTTCCGCCAGACAAAACGTTTGACTTTATCGTGAACAGTCTAGCCTGTGGGCTTCCTGTCATATACCACTCATAAACGTGGTGAAGAATATCTGGAGCTACCCTCGCATTGGAGTCAATAAATCCTGCCAACAGCTCTGCAGTACTTTCTCCAACTGCCTCAAGCATAGACTTGCGGCCACGCTCAGCACCTTCTAGAAATCCTATTGCATANTCTGCAATATTTTCCATNTCTTTTGCNAACTGCGTGTCATCAAACCTTACCTTAATCATAGCTATACCTCGGTCCCCTGATTCTCTGACCTTCTAAGCACTACCTTGTAAAATTCAATTTTTCCAAATGGACCAATGTATGGCTGGATGGTTGCAATCTCAAAGATAGTAGACTTCCCGTCCCTAGGACCAGAGGT